CCAGCTGTGAGTCACTCCAAGGGTCCGGAGACGATCAGCGACCGCATCCGCGCGCGATTGGCGAAGCGTGCGGGGTCGAAGCCGCCGTGCCCGCATTGCGGACAGACTCCGCGTATAGGGCTCGACACCTGGACGCAGCTGCGCGAGCAGGGTCTCGACGTCAACACGCAGACCCTCAAGAAATTCGTCCGCGGCGCCACAGCGCGCAGCGACACACTCGACAAGATCGTCGCGTTCTTGGACGCGACGTCGAGCGTCAAGCAGTGATCGCGTGAGGACCGCGAGCGACATAGCGAGCGAGGTTGTGAGGATGCCGCCCGGTGAGCGGCAGAAGGTCTCTCGAGAGATGCTCGAGGTCGTCCGGCTCTGGCAGTACTGGGAGAAGCCGATTCAGCCGCCGCGCGAGAAGCTCTTGAGGGATCTCGCGCGAGCGGAGCAGCTACTCGAATCAGTGATCTGACGCGAAGGGGTCACCGTCGGGGGGACGGTTGGAGAGGATGTTCGAGAGCGAAGTCACGGAACTCTTGCGCGTCCGGTACGCGCGTCCAGCGTGGGCGTTCATCGCCGGCGTGCGCGACGCAACGGGCTCGCTGCAGCGGCGCACGGCGGACGGCGTGGCGTTTGGCTGCTATCCGAGCCGCGGGCTCGAGATACACGGCTTCGAGATCAAGACCGACCGTCGCGACTGGCAGCGCGAGCTCGCGAATCCTGCGAAGGCGGAGAGTGTGTTTCGCTACTGCGATCGCTGGTGGCTCGTGGTGTCCGACGAGACGATCGTAAAGGACGGCGAGCTCCCATCGACCTGGGGGCTCCTGGTCGTACGAGGCGGCAAGCTCCATGCGACGAAGCCGGCTCCCAATCTCGAGGCGCAGCCACAGTCCCGACCGTTCATCGCATCCGTGATGCGCGCGCTCCACGAGCAGATCGCGATCGAGATGCGTGGATCGGCGAAGGCGAAGGAGCTCGAGGCGGCGTGCGCGCGCGCAGCTGACGCCGCGCGCAAGGAGACCGCCCGCTCGCATCAGGACCTGGCCGCCAAGTACAGCGAGCTTCGTCGGGCCGTGCAGGACTTCCAGGAGGCGAGCGGAGTCACTCTGTCCAACTGGCGCGCTGGGAAGATCGGCGACGCAGTAGCGGCGATGCTGCGCGGCGACGGGATGTTGAGCGGCTACCAGCTCGAGACCGCGGAACGCCACCTGTCAGAGGCGCTCAAGAGTGTTCGGGCCGTGCGACAGGCGCTCGGGCAGGGCAACGCGGCATGAGCGCCACGTGTCTCCACATCGGCACCGTGTCACTCCGCCGCCGCCCACGCGCCGGCCGGATGGTCGTGCAGGCGCAGTGCGAGAAGTGTCGTGTGTTCATCGGCGACGCCGTCGACGCGCGCGAGTACGACGAGGAGGAGTACCGGAAGATCCGGCCGATGCTGCCGGCGCGCTCGAGCGGCTCGCCGAAGACGAAGCGCCGGCGCGAGTACAAGAAGGCGCTCGCGAGCGCCCGCCACAAGAAGATCCGGCAGCAGGTCATCGCCCGCGCGCGCGGTGAGTGCGAGTCCTGCGGCGGCCAGGCAACCGAGGCTCACCACAAGCCGGGTGTCCCGCTCGAGAGCGAGGACCCGAACGACTACGTCGCGGCGTGCCGTGACTGCAACCAGGCCGAGAGATCGGCGCGAATCACGAGGAGAGTCCTGGGATGAAGGCAAGAAAGAAGTTAGTCGAGCGCGCGGAGTTCGAGAGACTAAGCCTGCAGCGCGACGCAGCCGTCTTCGCACTAGCGCAGCTCGAGCGCACGTCGAAGGCGATTCAGCCGGCAGGCTTCCGACGGGACATTGATGACCTCGAGGCCGCGCAGATCGCCGCGCGACACGTGCTCGACTCGATCGGGCGCGGGGAGTCAGGGCTTTGAAGCGCGGCGTACCCGAGCATCCGAAGCTGCACGATCTCGCCGCGCGCCTGGCGATCCCGCACGCGCACGCCGGCGGGCTGCTCGACTTTCTGTGGATCTGGGCCGCGAAGTACGCCCCCACTGGCGACGTCGGGAAGTACGACGACGCGCACATCGAGAAGGGCGCCGGCTGGACGGGGACACCCGGAGCCTTCGTCGCGGCGATCCTCGCGACGGGCTGGGCCGACGCGAAGAACGGTCATCGCGCCCTGCTGCACGACTGGCCGGCTCACTGCGAAGACGCGGTACACATGGCGCTGTATCGCGCGCACCAGTTCTTCGCCGACGGCACGGCTCCGCTCCCGAAGAAGATCGCGAAGGACGAGCGCGCGAAGCTCGCGCCCTGGTGGCAGGCCGCCGTTGCCGCGCGCGGCGCCACGCCGCCGCTACAACAGCAGCCGCCGCTCTACTACCAGTTCCAGACCGAGCACGGCAGCGTGACCGAACCAAACTCTCCCGTCACGGGAGAGTTTGTGCGCACTGCAGTGGGTACTGCCCTTCCTAGTCCCTCTCCCTCTCCTAGTCCTAAGCCTTCGCCATCGAGAGAAGAGCGCCCGCCCGAAACGGCTGCGCCGGTGTCCGGACTCTCGGACCAGCAGCGCGAGCTCGTGCGCGCGTACGTCCGCGACCCAGCGAACGGAGCTCGAGGAGCGGTCAGGCGCGAGCGGGAGATCGAGGCCGCGTGTCTCACGCACGCGAGGTCTCGAGGCGAGACGCGGGCTGACTGGGCCGCGGAGGTATGCCTCTGGGCGTGGCGCGAGTGCAACTGGTCGCGGCAGCGGCAGTCGGGCGCGACCGGAGTCACTGAGGGCGAGCAGTACGACCGCATGAAGCGAGCGCGGCTCGAGCAGACCAAGCGAGAAGAGATCCGCGGCTGGGCGAGCCGCACCTACGAGCCGCTCAGCGAGGTCATCTCCGGGATGCGCGGGCCGCCGTGCAAGGCTTCGTCATGAGCGACTCACTCATCGCGAGGTGTCCGCTCTGTCACCACGAGAAGCTCGTGCTCCGGCACAACGGCCCGTGGTGCTTCGGTGGCTGCTCGCTGAACCGCCAGGCCGAGCTCGAGCGGGAGTGCGCGGCGCAGGGGATCGAGGCGCCTGAGCCGCAAGAGAAGATCCGAGTTCCGCGCGCGCCTGGGGAGGAGCGCGCGGCCGGCGAGCGCGGGAGACCGCAACCGAGAGATACCGGCGCGAAGAGCGGGACGCGACCGGCGTCGCCCACCACTCGGCCGGCTCCCGCGCCTCGTCGCGACGTCGACGACTTCGAGGATGAACACCGGGTCAACCCGTACGACCCAACGCTCCCAGGGATGCGCGGATGGTGATCCGTGACTCGCCACGAGATCTCGCTCGCAGAATACGTCGACCACGGGAAGGCCGATCGGCGATCCGATACCGGAACACACGCTTCTGCAGCGTCGCCTTCCCGACACGCCGGAGCGCGTGTCTCGAATCCTCGACCGCATCCACGAGCTCGCGAACGAGGACTACTACGGACCCCGACAGCTCCCGCTCTTCACGGAGGGCAGACAGTGAGCGGACGCCAGCAGCCAAGATACGAGTGCTTCGAGTGCTCGAGGAAGATCACCGGAAAGTCATCGTACTGGCTGCTCGGGCACCCACACTGCGTCGCGTGCTTCGACGGCAGGCGCGCGCGGTCACTCAAGCTGGTGCCGAAGCCAGAAGAGGTCCTCCGCGCACTCGCCGAGCTCGTCTGCTACGCGTGCGACCAGGGTGACGGCCTGCTGCTCCCGGACGGCAGCGAACGGTGGCCGCGTGTCGGCCTCGAGCCAAGGCGACTGATGGAACCGATCTGGATCGTGCTGGGTCTCTGGAGCGCCAGCCTGGTCGGTACGGTGCTCTATCTGACCAGGCGCGATCGCCGCAGAAAGGCGCCGTCGAGAGACGCGTCGATCAGTGACCTCGACGACTACCGCGCGCGTCGCAAGAAGGGAGACGCTGCGTGAGTCAGGGCGTCACCTCGGACATGCTCGAGGAGCTCCCGCTCTTCCGCTTCGCGAACGCGCGCGCGAACGACGCGCTCAGCAGTCACAAGGCGGTCGACAAGCTCGAGAAGAGCAAGGGGATGCTCTACCAGCGCGGCCTGGTGCTGAGGCTCGTGAAGGAGTGGCCTGGGAAGACGTCGCTCCAGCTCGCGCAGCTCGGCAACCAGGACCGACACCTGATCGCGAGGAGACTACCTGACCTCGCCAAGCTGAACCTGGTCGAGCGCCGTGACCCGGGTGACGGCGGTCAGATCACATGGTGGCCGAAGTGAATCCGGTCTGCGCCGCGCCGCTGCAGCCGGATCCACAGAAGCCGCGACTCACTCTCTGCGGGATGCCCAGACTCTCGTGTCCCTGCGAGCCGTGTCCCGCGCACGATGGGATGTGCAACCAGTGCCCGAAGCGACCGATGCCCGAGCCGACGCCGTACCGCGGCGCCGCGCCGCGCCCAGGGCGATCTGACCCGGAACCGTCGCCGCTCGAGGTCAAGCACGAGGACTGGGTCGTCTTCTCCCGGCAGTCCGCACAGCTGCCGCCGCTTGGTGGTGACGAGCTTCCACTCACACCGGAGCCCGACAATCGGGCCGCGATCGATCCAGCTGCTTTCGCCGCTCTCGGGTACTGCGCATGAGTCCGCGCTGCATCGTCCACGGCTGTCACGAGTCACTCGCAGACTGTCTCTGCTCGCCGTGTCCCAGGCACGACGGCTACTGCGAGCTCTGCCCGCACAAGGCGGTCCAGAAGTACCCACCGATCCAGCCCCGGCCGAGCGAGCGAAAGGTAGAGGCTCACATCCTCGAGCCCAGCTTCGAAGGTCCGATCGGAGTCTTCGGCGCGTTCCTTATGGCCGTCGCGTTCGTCCTGCTCTTCGTCACGAGTCTCTTCATCGGAGGTCGCCGCGGGTGAGGAGGAAGATCCACACGGCGGACGCGCTCCTGAAGGCGTGGTTCGAGACACAGAACAAGCTCACCGGCGGAGCTTCGTTCATCGCGATCGAGGGGAAGTGTGCGCAGCGCGACTGCGCGAACCCGAAGTGCACCGGGCATCCGAAGATGACCGAGCAGGGCTGGAAGTGTTCCGGGTGCTCGAAGCGCTGGCCAATGGAGTCGGCGGTCCTGCTGAAGAACGAGTTCTCGTCCTCGCGACGCGCGGGCGCGCGCGACTCACTTCGTGTTCGGCTCGCCGACTTCTCCATACGGCTCGAGAGACTTCGGCGCGATCAGCCATGGCCCCACGCGGCCTGGACGACGCACGTGATTGGGCTTCCCGACCCAAAGGACCACAGGCTCGGGATCGGCATCCCACTCGAGCTCGTGGGTGGCCGGCTGATCCGGATGTTCGCCGCAGGGATGATCGATGCGCCGCCGGCTGAGGGTTTCTCGAGTCAGCGCGTGAACTCGTGGGTCTGGGCCGCGCGCCGCGCGATTGCGAGTGACATCCCGAGGGCTGGGCTATGAGCGATCGTCGAGAGCTGAGTCCGGCTGCATTCGGCCGCGCTGTCGGACGCAGCAAACGAACCATCGTGCGCTGGTGTCGCCGCGGCGAACTCCGACACAGAAAAGTCGGCTCTGGGCGCGCCACGCGTTACTGGGTGCTGGCAAGTGAGCTGGATCGCCACTTCTCCACAACAAAGGATGCATAAGGATGCACTGGGTGATACTAGGTCGCGCTTGTGTCAACCCCGGTTTCGGAGAGAGTTTTCGCGAGTCTCTGCGGGGTGTACCCAGAGTCTCTGGGCGCGCGAGGTGCGAGCCATGAAGGTCCGCTCCGTCGTCGACGTCCAGATCGACTCGAGCGAGGCGAGACACGACCTCGCGGAGCTCAGCGGGCCGCAGGCTCTGGCCGCGATCCGGCGTTCGCTGTCGCGCTCGATCCGGTCGACAAAGCGCGAAGTCCGAAAGGCGATCCTCGAGGACTACAACCTCCGCCCCATGCGCGTCGAGCGCTCGATCCGCGCGCGCTCGCGCGGGGACAGCGCGGGAATCACGATCGCGGGGCGCGCGTCGTCGCTGACTGACTTCCGCGGGACGAGGCAGACCAAGAAGGGCGTCCTCGTCTCCGTGGTCACGGGGGGCGGGTTCGACGTCCTGAGACACACGTTCCTGGCGCGCATGAGCTCCGGTCACCGTGGCGCCTTCGAGCGGAAGCGCAGTGGCGAGTCGCGAGTAGGGCGGCTCCCGATCGTCGAGAAGTTCGGCCCCGCGCCACAGCAGGCGCTGGATGAAAAAGACCTCGAGCGCCTAGCGCTCCATGGACGGACACGATTCGAGATCGAGCTCGCCCGTGACGTCGCGTTCCGAATGGGCCGCGCATGAACGCTCGCGCAGTCCGAAGTCTCGTCGAGCGCACCGAGTCACTCATGCGAGAAGCACACGCCGCGGGCGCGCCGCGCATGAGTCACAAGCTGAACAAGGCCGCGCGCGCAGGTCGCGCCGAGCTGTACGAGTCATCTGATGGAGATCCGACGGCGGACGTCGTCGTCTCACAGATCGAAGAGCAGTCGTGAGCGCGACGGACGCGTTCGGCGACTTCCGGTTTCCACAGATCGCGGTCATCACCGGGGGGCGAGTCTCCGGCGGTGCGTTCGCAGCACAGGAGATCTTCGTCGTGGGACAGATCGTCGCAATCACCGACTCTCAGCAGTTCAAGCTCCAGGTCCGCAAGGACTCGATCAAGACGCGCCGCGGGAACCCGGCCAAGGTCCAGGAGGGGAGCGAGCGATTCGAGGCGAGTGACTCGTCTAAGATCGCTCTCGACCCGCATCCGTCCGATCCGACGAATCCATACGTCACGCGCGCGCGAGCCGTGGGGCCGGTGACTGCGGATCCAGACACGGGCGAGGAGCACCTGGTGAAGGTCGGCTTCAGCGCGGACGTCGATCTCGACCCCGACCAGGAGGACGGCTCGGGTGTAAAGCGAGTGGAGCTCGCCAGCATTCAGGTCGCCGTGCAGGCGGGCGAGGCGTCGGTCGCCGAGGCTTCGGTGAGCGAGCTCGAGGAGCAGCCCGAACTCGAGCCGGCGCCGAGCGGAAGTGACTGAAACGTCACGCCCCCGAAAGCAGGGCTAACTCCGCGTCAGTCCAAATGAATGTGACTAAAGTGACTCAAGTATGCGCCGCCACTCAGGAATTCGACGGGTCCTTCCGGAGGGGGTCCAAGAGCGGGTGGCTAGCGACCGCTCCATTCGCGTAGGGTGAGGGTTTTCAAAGGGGGTTCCGCTTCCGCATGGCCACTCAGCGCGAGGTCGCGAGTCACCTCGACCTGACGGACCGCGCGGTGCGCGATCTGGTCGCACGTGGTGTCTTTCCTCGCGCCAAAGGCACGCTCGCGCTCGAGGCTTGCCGCGTCGCGTACATCCGCCACCTGCGGGAGATCGCCGCGGGCCGCCGTTCTGATGATGACGAGTCACTCGATCTCGTTGCACAGCGCGCGCGGTTGGCGAAGGAACAGGCGGACGAGAAGGCGTTGACCAACGCGCAGCTGCGGCGCGAGGTGGTTCCCTCAGATGATGTCGAGCGTGGATACATCACTCTCGCCACGACGATCTCGCAGCGGGCACGCGCGATCGCTCCCGCGATCTGCGAGGACCTCGCGGCCGAGTCGGACCCCGCGAAGTGCGAACTCCTCGTAGAGACCGCGATCGATGACGCGCTCAGCGAGCTCGCGAACGTTGGGCGCGAGCTCGACGATTCGGGAGTCACTTCCGAACGAGGCGACGAGGCAGGCGATCAGCCGGGCGCTTCGCGCGATGCGACCGCCGCCGAAGTCGAACCCGAGAAAGTGGGCAGAGGCTCACCGCGTCGTCCCACGAGGCACAAGTCAGGCGCACGGTAAGTGGCACACGCGGCCGCACCAGGCCGAGCCACTCGAGACGATCGGCGCGCGCGGAGTCGAGAGCGTCCTCTACATCGCTCCCAGTCAGCAGGGGGGGAAGACCGAGATCCTGCTGAACGCGATGGGCTACTTCATGGGGCCGGACCCATCGCCGCAAATCTTTGCGACCTACTCGGTCGAGATGGGCCAGCGGGTCTCGAAGCACCGCATCGCGCCCATGATCCGCGACAGCCCTTCGCTGCGCGGCAAGGTCAAGGAAGCGCGCAGTCGTGACTCCGGGAACACGATTCTCGACAAGGAGTACGACGGCGGCCAGCTGACGATCACTGGCGCGAACAGTCCAGGCGCAATGGCCGGCTACCCGAAGCGCGTCGCGCTCGGCGACGAGGTCGATCGCTGGCCTGAGAGTGCGGGCTCCGAGGGTGACCCGTACGAGATACTCACTCGCCGGCTTGTCGGCTGGCGGAACCGGGTTGAGGTCTTCGCAACCTCCCCTGGCGACAAGAAGAAGAACCGCAGCTGGCGGCTCTGGGAGCTCACAGACAAGCGCGAGTGGCACGTCCCATGTCCGTACTGCGGACACGTTCAGATACTCCGCTTCGAGCAGGTGAAGTGGGACCGCGACGAGCGCGGGAATCACTTGCCGCTGACCGCGCGCTACATCTGCGAGGAGACATCGTGCGGCGCCTCGTGGAGCGATCGCGATCGCCACACGGCCTGCAAGCGCGGCAGATACGTCGCGACGGCACCATTCGCGGGTCGCGTTGGGTTCCGATGCAACGCGCTCGGAATCGCCGGCGGCACGAAGCTCGCGGAGATCGTCAAACACTGGCTCCGGGTTCAAGGCAACCCGCACGAGCTCAGGGTCTTCGTCAACACGGTACTCTGTGACTGGTGGGAGGACACCGAGAGCGTGGACGACGACGAGCTCGTCGGTCGGTGTCGTGACTGGAATCTGTCTCCACGTGTCGTGGTGCCCGACGGCGTAGCGGTACTCACTCTCGGCGCGGACGTCCAGGGCAACCGCGTCGAGTACGAAGTGATCGGCTGGGGCCGCGGCGAAGAGTCGTGGAGCATCGACTACGGGGTCATCCCGGGCGACATCCGGAAGGACCTGAACGTCCTCCGGGTCCAGCTCGAGCAGATACTCATGAAGCCATGGATGCATGCGAGCGGGCACCCGCTCTACATCCGCGCGGCTTGCATCGACGCGAGTTACGCGCAGCACACGGTGCAGCAGTACACAAAGACGCGCGGCAGCCGGCCGCTGCCGTCGGGGTTCTCGCAGTTCGTGTTTGCGGTGAAGGGCCGCGACGCAGGCGACCTGTGGCCTGAGAAGCCGACGAAGACGAAGCACGGGCTCCTCTGGGTCATCAACGTCTCGGCGACGAAGATGCAGGTCCTAGGTCGCCTCGGAATCGCAGAGCCGGGACCTGGTTACAGCCACTTCCCACTCGGGCGCGATCGCGAATACTTCCAGGGACTCACTGCCGAGGAATACAAGCTGGTCTACCGCGCCGGCCGCCAGGCGGTCGCGTTCGATCTGAAGTCACCAGGCCGGAGGAACGAACCGCTCGACTGTCGAGGCTACGGATACGCCGCGTTCGTCGCGCTGCAGACCCCGCCGTTCTCGATGAGCCTCGAGCGCGAGGTGCAGAGAGTCCAACTGCTACCGCGGATCCCCGTGAGGCCGGAGTCACCAGATGGTGGCTCGCCGACGCCGGCGCCGCGCGCGCCCGTGCAGCGCGGCCGCCGGGCGATCTCGCGCGGATACGAGGCGTGAGATGGCAAAGACTTACGCCGATCAGCTCACCCAGGTCGAAGCTGCGATCGAGGCGATCGAACAGCGCGGACAGTCTTACACGATCAGCGGCCGCTCACTGAGTCGCGGTGACTTGAAGACGCTGTACGCTGAGCGCAAGAGACTCACTACTCTCGCGGCGCGCGAAGCGCGCGGCGGTGTTCGGGTCCGGTATGGGGTGCCGGTCCAGTGACTTCGAACCCGACGATCTACGGTGCAGACGGTCGCCCAATCCCGCGCTCGTCGGCGCGCGATCGCGCGATGAACGCGCTCATCAACACGTTCGGTCCTGGTGGGTACGGCGGAGCTCGAGGCGACAAGCGATCTCTCAAGACATGGTGGCCGGGTTCACGTAGTGCGGACTCGGACACCGTCGGCGACCTGCCGGATCTTCGAGGCCGAAGCCGCGACCTCGAGCGGAACTCGCCGATCGCGGCCGGGATCATCGGGCAGCCGGTCACCGCGATCGTCGGTCCGGGCCTCTCCATCAAGCCGCAGGTCGATCGGAAGGTCCTCGGGCTCACTGACAACGCCGCGGCCGAGTGGGAAGAGCGCGCGGCGCTCATCTGGGAACTCGCCTGCAAGACACTCGACATCACGCGGCGGAATCACTTCGCGGATCTCACTGCGCTCGCGCTCACTTCGGAGTTACTGAGCGGCGACGTCCTCGCGGTCCGCCGGTACAAGAAGGGCCGTGGCGAGCTACTCGGCACGAAGATCCAGCTCGTCGAGGCCGATCGGATCTCGACGCCGCAGCACATCCTTCGGACCGACCCACTCTTCGTTGACGGCGTCGAGCTCGACACGGACGGCGCACCGGTTCGGTACTGGGTCAGCAACCGCCATCCACTCGACACCCGCAGCGGCCAGGTCCCGATCGCGTGGACTTCGGTGCCGGCGTTCTCGCCGAACACGGGCGAACCGGCGGCGCTGCACCTCGCCCACATCCGACGGCCGGGCCAGACGCGCGGCGTCCCGTATCTCGCGAACGTCATCGAACCGCTGAAGCAAGCAGAGAGGCTGCTGGACGCCGAGCTCGCGGCAGCGGTCATCTCGTCGTTCTTCACGGTGTTCGTGAAGACCGAGGGCGCGACGGGCCTCGCGGACCAGGTCACTGACGGCAGCAACACGGACGACGGAGTCAGTGGGCCGAAGTCGCGAACGCACGACTTTCAGCTCGGACCCGCGGCGATCCTGGACCTGGACGAGAACGAGAGCATCGAGCAGGCGAATCCGATGCGGCCGAACGCGCAGTTCGGACCGTTCTTTGACGCGATCGTGAAGCAGATCGGCGTGGCGACCGGGATCCCGGTCGAAGTCCTGCTGATGGCCTTCACCGCGAGTTACTCGGCGTCGCGGGCGTCCCTACTCGAGGCCTGGCGCGGGTTCAAGACGCGGCGAGCTCGGCTCTGCCGGCAGTGGACACATCCTATCTACAGCTGGGTCATCGAGGAGTCAGTCGCGTTCGGGCTGCTCAGCGCGCCAGGGTTCTTCGAGGACCCACTGCGCCGCCACGCGTGGCTCGGCGTCGCAATCACCGGGCCATCGATGGGCCAGATCAACCCGAGGGACGAGACCGCGGCGGCGCGCGAGCGCCTGGATCTCACTCTGACGACGCGGGCCGAGGAGACTTCCGAGCTCACCGGCGGCGACTGGGAGCGCAAGTTTCCGCAGGTCGTCAAGGAAACGGAGATGCTCCGCGAGCACGGCCTCGATCGCGAGGCAGTGTCCGAGCGGATCGCGACCGAGACGACGGTCACCGAGGAGAACTCGGACGTCCCGGAGAAGGTGGACGAGTCGTGAGTCGAGCGCAGGACTTTCTTCGAGGGCCGTTCGCGATGGAACGGCACGCGTGGCGGGGCTTTCTGTCACGTACCGTGACGCTCGAGAAGGCGGACCCCAAGGCGTTCTTCTTTCTGCTCGAGGAGGACCGCGACGAGCCGGAGCTCGAGGTCCGGGCCGGCGTCGCGGTGATTCCCGTCAACGGTCCCCTCGTGCGGCGTGACTCCCTCTACCTATGCTGCTACCCGAGATTGCGCCGGCAGCTCGCGGTCGCACTCGAGCGAGCGGACGTTCGCGCGATCGTCTTCGACGTCGACTCACCGGGTGGGGACGCGCTCTCGCTCGCCGAGCTCTCTGATCTCATCTACGCCGCTCGCGCTCAGAAGCCGATCGACGCAGTCGTCCGCGGGTACGGCTGCTCGGCGGCGTACTTCATCGCGAGCGCGGCGCAAGCGATCTTCGCGGCACGCGACTCGATCATCGGCTCGATCGGGACGGTGATGACTCTTCTCGACTGGTCGAAGTTCGACGAGGACCTCGGGATTCAGGAGATCAACATCGTCTCTTCGCAGAGTCCGAAGAAGCTCCCTGACCCAACGACGGTCGAGGGCCGATCGCAGCTGCAGGAAGAGGTCGACGCGATCGCGGACGTGTTCGTGCGAAGCGTCGCGCGGAATCGCGGAGTGACTCCCGAGAACGTTCTGACTGCCTACGGCCAGGGCGGAGTCTTCATCGGCGAGCACGCGGTCACCGCGGGCCTGGCAGACGGTATTGCAACGGTCGACGAGGTCATCGCCGCGCGCGCGGCGAGTCGGCCCGTTCACTTCGAGAGACCGCTCCCGGCGGTCGGAGGGGCAGCATGAGTAGGAGATCAGTCTTCGTCGACGAGATCACCGCGGCCTGGCTCGCGGAGTCGTGTCCGGAGGTCGCCGCGGCGCTGCGCGAAGAGGGCGCCGCGCCGGCGCGCACGGAAGCGTCGACCGCGGCCGCCGCAGCAGCTGCGGCGCACGAAACGGCGATCTCGGCGGCTCGGACCGAGTCCGCGACGGCAGAGCGCGCGCGAGTCCTAGGCATTCAGGGAGCGGCGCTTCCTGGTCACGCGGAGCTCGTCGCTCGCCTGATCGCGGACCCGAGTGTCTCGCTCGAGTCGGCGACGAGTCAGATCCTCGCGGCGGAGCAGGCGCGGCAGCGCGCCGCTGGCACCGCGCGCGTCGACGCCCTCGTCGACGACGAGAAGAAGTTGAACGCGCCGCCGCCGGCGGCGCCTCCGTCGGGACAGAGCGACGCGGACGCCGCGAAGGCCGCGGTAGCCCTCGCGGTACAGCTCGGAATCGTCAAGTAGAGGAGCTCAACCCATGAGCAGCGCAAGTTTCGCGTCGGCCTCGTACGCGCCGGATCGACTCATCGCCGGCAACTTCCCGCTCGTGACTCGCAAGGTCACGATCGACACCGGCGTCCTGGCACGCGGGTCACTGCTCGGGCGCATCACCGCGACCGGGAAGTACATCTTGTCACTGTCCGGCGCGTCGGACGGGTCCGAAGTGCCACGCGCGATCCTCGCCGAGCCGGTCGACGCGACGTCGGCCGACGTCGAGGCAATCGTCTACGAGGCCGGCGAGTTCAACGAGACCGAAGTCGTCTTCGGCGCCGCACACACCGTGGCGAGCACGCGCGACGGCCTGCGCGACCTCAACATCTACCTGAAGACTCCGGTCGGCGCCTAAGTCGGCGCACGCGAGTCACTGACTCACGCGGCCGTCCTGCGGGGGGCAGGGCGGCCGTCGTGCATCTGCGCCCCAGTAGGGGAAGGAGAAAGCGTCGATGGATCTCTTCAGCACGAACTCTCTCGTCGGAGTGGTCGAAGACCTCCGGTCGCGGCCGGCGCCGGTGAGTCTCCTCAGCCTCTTCTTCCCTGGTCTGATCGAAGAGGCGACCGAGGAGATCCACTTCGACACCGAGGACAAGCCACGCCGCCTCGCGCCCTTCGTGAGTCCGCTCTCGCAGGGCAAGGTCGTCGAGAACCTCGGGTTCGCGACCAAGACCTTCAAGCCGGCCTACGTGAAGGACAAGCGCGTGTTCGACGCGAACCGGCCGCTGAAGCGAATGATGGGCGAGAAGCTCACCGGCAGTCTCTCGCCGGAGCAGCGCATCCAGCTGCACCTGGTCGCCGCGCTCGACGACCAGCTGCGCATGCTCCGCCGACGCAAGGAAGTCATGGCGTCCGAAGTCCTGCGCACTGGCTCGTGTGTCATCGCGGGCGACGAGTATCCGAGCGTGACCGTGAACTTCGGTCGCGCCGGCGCGCTGACGAAGACGCTCACGGCCGGCGCGGCCGAGTGGGACGACGCGGGCATCAACGCGATCGACAACGTCGAGGACTGGGCGCTCGAGGTCCTGCAGACCTCCGGCGCCGCGCCGACCGACGTCGTCTTCTCGGTCGGCGCCTGGCGCATGTTCAAGCGGAACCCTGACGGGACCATCCGCGCGGACTTCACAGCGGCCGTCGATACGCTGCGCGCGCGCGATCAGTCCTCGATCGACGTCGGGCCGCGGATCGGCACCGGCTGCATCTTCCGCGGCACGCTCGGCAACTTGCGGCTCTGGACCTACGCCGACTGGTACATCGACTCGGCCGGCGCCGAGCAGCCGATCATGCCCGCAAACTCACTCATCATGGGTTCGGCGAGCATCGAGGGCGTGCAGTGCCACGGCGCGATCCGCGACGAGGAAGCCGGCTTCCAGGCAACGGAGTTCTGGCCAAAGTCCTGGCTGCAGCAGGATCCGTCGGTCCGCTACCTGATGAGTCAGTCAGCGCCGCTCGTCGTGCCGTTCCGGCCGAACGCGTCCCTCGCCGCAGTCGTCACCTGAGTCACCGCGGCCTGCGCCGCAGGGAGTTGCTGCATGAAGGTCGTGTCAGACACGACCCTCGTCGTGAAGTCCGACGAGGGAGTCATCGAGCATCCGCCGGGCACGGTGGTCGACTACCCAGACAGCAAGGCCACGGAGCTCGTCGAGCGGGGGCTCGCACGCTTCTGCGTCCAGCAGCCGGTCCGTGAAGCGACTGCGCACACGGCGCCGAAGGCCAAGTCGAAAGACAGGTGAGTCACGGTGGCCGTCGAGATGGACGCCGATCGACTGGTCTTTCTCGACGACCGGGACTTCGGCACGGAGGTTGAGCTCGTCCCGCCAGAGGGTGACACGGTCGCTCTGACGGCCATCTTCGACAACGCGTACCTCGAGGTGTCTGAGCTCGGGGACTCCGCGGGCGTGGGGACCACCGGCCCCAGACTCCTGTGCCGCTCGATCGACGTCGACGCGGTGGAGGAAGGCTGGCTCGCGCGCGTCGGAGGGCGCGAATACAGCGTGCGACGCGAGAAGCCGGATGGGACAGGAATGACGGTCCTCGAGCTGCACGACGCCGCGCATGCCTGATGCGATCTCGCTCACCACGGGCGGCCTGTTCAGCGAAGACGGCGTTGCAAGGGTCACACAGGGTCTGATCTCGGGTGGCGGCGCAGTAACTGGTTTTCATCCGCGTACGCGAATCCGAAACCACATTGTCTCGGTGCTGCGCACAGCCGCGATGATGGACCCGTCGCGCATCCATTCCGAACGCGTAGAGCCCTTCGTTGCTCGCGAGAACAAGTGGAAACTGCCGTCGATCAACGTCACTACGCACATCGACGAGTCGGAGATCGACTCCGAGTCACCGCGCGTGTACAAGCGCGTGGTCACCGCAGAGATCGACATCATCGACGGCGGCGTCGACGCCGAGACGCGGTGCGATGAAATCGCCCGACTCGTCGAGATGATGCTGCTCCCTGACCGCTTCCTCGGCGGTCACGCCGACGACCTCGTCCTCGGTGACACGCCGAGCGCCTTCAGCGGCGACGGGATCGCGAAGTTCGGTGCGCTGCGGCTCCCGCTCTTCGTCACATATCGAGACGAGTTCAGCCAGGCAGTCGGCGACGGGCTCAAGAGCGTGCACGTGAACTGGGATCTCGGACCCGAACCCGACGGACAGATCGAGGCCGAGGACGAGCTCGAGCTCGAGGGAAGCTGAGGAGACGCGCATGGGCGAGACACGGCTGCGGCTGAAGCCGGCCAAGGGAATCAAGGTGCGCGACCCAGACACTCGCCTGCACATCCCGCAGGACGGGGTCGACATCCCGGCGAAGATGGACGACGGCCAGCTGGTCCCGACGGACAAGCTCTGGCGTCGGTATCTGAAGGATGGCGACGTGGTCATCGTGACTCCCGAGGACGAGACCGCTGTCTCTCCCGACGCGCCCGCGGCCGACGATGCGCCCAGCCAGGAAGCGCAGGAGGAGTAACGCGTGACGATCAGCTTCGAACGAGTCCCGGTGAACCTGCGCACGCCCGGCGTCTACGTCGAGTTCTCCAATCGGAACGCCGTCCCGGGGCTGCTCGGGATCCCGTACAAGATTCTGGTCCTCGGGCAGCGACTCTCCACGGGCACGATCGCCGCGCTCACTCCGGTGCGAGTCACGAGTGAGTCAGAGGCCAAGACCTTGTTCGGCCAGGGTTCGATGCTCCACCAGATGTTCGTCGCGCTGAAGGCGAACAACCGCTTCACCGAGTCCTGGGCGGTCGCGCTCGACGACAACGGCGCCGGCGTCTCTGCGACAGGCTCCATCACATTCAGCGGCACCGTCACAGGCGCGGGGACGCTGAACGTCTACATCGCCGGGATCCGAGTCCAGCTCGCGGTCACCACGAGCTCGACGCCTTCGTCGATCGCGAGCGCGCTGATCTCGCTCATCAACGCTGACCTGAACCTCCCGGTCACTGCGAGCTCGGGCGGCTCGGGCGTGGTCAGCCTTGCGGCGAGTCACAAGGGCGAGGTCGGAAACGACCTCGACGTCCGCGTGAGCTACTACGACGACGAGTCACTCCCCGCGGGCCTAGCCGCGGCGGTCGTCGCGATGAACGGCGGCACCGGGAACCCGTCACTCACCGCTGCGATCGATGCGATGGGCGAGGACTGGTACAACGTCGTCGCGATGCCTTACACCGACAGCACGAGCCTGGGCGCGCTCGAGGCCGAGCTCGACGATCGGTGGGGCCCGATGCGACCGATCGAGGGTCACGCGTTCGCCGCGCGCCGGGGCACGACCGGCGCGCTCGGCACCTTCGGCGCCGGAAGGAACAGCCCGCACACGACCGTGATGGGTCTGCCGCCGTGTCCGTCTCCGTCCTACCAGTGGGCCGCAGCGCTCGCGGCCATCGCCGGCGAGCAGGGTCAGCGCGATCCCGCGCGGCCGTACACCACGCTCGAGCTCAAGGGCATCCTCGGTCCGAAGCCACTCGACCGCTTCACGCTCGACCAGCGCAACCTCCTGCTCTTCGATGGGATCTCGACGTTCACTGTCGACGTCGACGGCACCGTCCGCGTCGAGAGGCTCATCACCACCTACCAGCTCAACGCCGCGAGCCTGCCGGACATCAGCTACCTCGACGTCACCACGCTGCTCACCCTCGGGTATGTGCGGTTCACGTTGCGAGCGCGCATCGCGCAGAAGTTCCCGAGACACAAGCTCGCGGACGACGGCACCGCATTCGGCGCCGGCCAGGCGGTCGTGACTCCGAAGATCCTGAAGGCCGAGGGGATCGCGATCTTCCGGCAGTGGGAGACCGCGGGTTTGGTCGAGAACGTCGAGCAGTTCAAGAACGACCTGGTCGTCGAGCGCAACGCGAGTGACCCGAACCGCGCGGACATGCTCTTGCCGCCCGACCTCGTGAATCAGCTGCTCGTCGTCGGCACGCAGATCGACTTCAGGCTCTAAGGGAGGGTCGAGATGGCCGGCAATCGCCGCACCGGGACACTCGTGTTTCTGATCGACGGCGAGCAGATCTCGCTCGCCGGCGACTTCACGATCAACCCCGGCGGGCCCAAGCGGGAATCGATGATGGGCCCCGACGGACTCATGGCGATCAAGGAGACCCACGAGGCCTCCTCGATCGAAGGCGACGTCCGAGACAGCGACGGCCTCGACGTCCAGGTGCTGAAGAAGCTCCAGGGAGTCACCGTGACCGCGCAGCTCGCGAACACGAAGGCCTGGGTGTTCCCGGACGCTGTGCAGACCGGCGACTGCTCGGTCGGAACCGGCGAAGGCACGGTCGCCGTGAAGTTCGAGTCCGAGCGCGCGTACGAGCTGAAGTGATGGAGCGCGAGCACCGCAGGGTCACTCTGAAGACGCCGATCGAGGCGCACGGGAAGACCTACGAGCATCTCGTCATTCGGAAGCCACGAGTGAAGGAGCTCCGAGCGACCGCGGGCGCCATCGACGACATCGATCGGTCGGCGCGCCTACTCTCGGCGTGTGCCGGCGTTCCAGTCTCGAGCGTCGATCAGATGGAAATCGACGACTTCACCGCGTGCAACGAGGCCTTGCAAGAGATGCTCCCTCAGCAGCCGGCAGAGACGCAGCCCGAGTCACTGTCGGAGTCATCCCAACAGACTGGGCTCGGGGAGTAGGAATCCTCGCTGCGTCGTTTCATTTCAGCGCGCGCGACCTCGATGCGATGACCTGCGAGGACCTCGCCTTCTGGCACGAGCGCCTCGAGGAGGTCAACCGGGATGCCAAGCGGAAGTAAGATCCGGCCGATCAAGCTGATCTTCACCGGAGACATATCCGGGATCGCGAAGGCCGTCGGCGACGTCAACAAGCATCTCGACCGAGTCACCAAGCCCATGCGCCAGCTCGGTGGCGCGCTTCGCCGCTTCGACGAGCTCTCTGGCCTGAAGAAAATTCGCACCCGCCTCGTCGGCGTCGGAGATGCGGTCGCGACGCTCGCGCGCCGCGCGTTCTTTCTCAGTAGCGCGCTCGGTGGCGCGGGTCTCTTCGCGATGAAGCGCTTCATCTCGGGGCTCGACTCACTCGATGAAGCCGCGCAGGCCGCGGGCACGAGCGTCGAGTTCCTGCAGCGCGGGCGGTTCGCAGCAGGTCGCTCTGGTGTTCCGGTCGAGCTCTTCGATGCGAGCCTCCGGAAGCTGACCAAGACGATGGGTCAGGTACGCATGGGCCAGGGAGCTCTGACAAAGCTCCGGAGTCGCGACGCCGCGGCGCTAGCGAAGCAGCTGCGCGGTACGCGCTCGACCGCCGAGGCCTTCACCGCAATCGCGCGGTCGGTCGGCCAGATGAATGACGTCGCGAAGCGCAACACGATCCTCGACGCCATCTTCGGTCGGGGCGGCTCACGGCTCGCGCCGATGCTAAAGGACTGGGACCAGCTGGTCCGTCTCGCTGACGAGCTCGGCATCGTGCTCTCGGCCGACGTCGTCGCGCGCGGCGTGCAGGCGCAGGTCGCGCTCGAGAACCTCGGGCTGCGCGCGAAGGGGATCGCGTTCCTCGTCGGCGCCGAGCTCCTCCCGGTCGTGCTCGACATCACCAAGCGCATCAGTGACTGGACCGAGAAGAACCGGGACTTGATCCGGACCGAGGTCCCGAAGTTCGCACGGCAGCTCGCCGATGCCATCGGCCAGGCAGTCGACCTCACTGTGATCTGGCTGCCGAAGATCAACTCACTCGTCGAGTCAGTCGGTGGGTTGAAGACCGTGCTCGTGGGTCTGTCGGTCGTGGTGATGACTAGGGTCATCGCAGCTGTATATGCGTTGGGCGCAGCAATGTTGACTACCCCGCTCGGCTGGTGGCTCATAGCGCTCGGCGGGATCGCGGCTGCCTTGGCTCTCATCATTCTACGCTGGGACGAGTGGAGCGGGAAGGTGGCGACCTCGTCCCCTGCACTTGCCGCGAGTGGGATCCCGAGCGGCATCAGCATGGTGCGTGGTCTTCTTGGCGGCCGCGATCTCCCAGAGAGACAGCCGCTTCAAGCCGTCGACGTGGGCGGGAACATCCGGCTCGAGATCCTGGGCGCGAACACGCGTGTGCGCGGCATGGAGTCCTGGGGCGGCATCGACATCACGACTCTGTCGCAGGGTCTCTCGATGGCACCGGGGTTCTGAGTCGTGCCCTGGCAGGAAGAGCTCCGCCAGTCGAGTTACCGCGGCGTCCCGTTCGTGACTGGGCGCTCGGCGCTGCTCGCCGGCAAGCGCGTCCAGGTGCACGAGTATCTCGGCCGCGACGAGGCCTTCGTCGAGGAGCTCGGCGCGGCCGCGCGCGCGTTCAGCCTCGAATGCTACGTGCACGGGCCCGATTACCTGTTGCAGGCATCGCTCCTCGAGGATGCGCTCCAGACGCCGGGTGCCGGGCTGTTCGTCGACACCTACCGCGGCGAGCTCACCGTCGTCGCGGTCCGCTACACCGTCGAGCAGGGGTCAGTCACTCCCGGCGGCGGCATCGCTCAGTTCTCGATCGAGTTCGTCGAGACCGCGCTCAACACGTTCCCAACCGCGACGCCGCGCACCGGCGCCGTCGTCACGACCGCGGCCGACCAGGCCTCGAGCGCGGCTGCAGGATCGTTCGAAAGAGTCTTCAGCGTACTCGACGAGGTGCAGTGGGTCGTCGAGGACGCGGAGACGGTCGTCGAGATGACCGCGGGCGCGATCGCCGTTCTATCGGTCGCGCTCCCCGCTGGCGGCACGGATCTCGCGACGTTCGTTCAGCACCTGGGCCGGATGGCGTCGACCGCCAAGGACCTCGTGACCGAGCCTGGGTCACTCGCATCGAACGTGCTCGAGGCAATGTCTCGACTGGCGAGTCTCGCTGGGCCGGCCTCTGCGATGCTCGACGCGCTCGAGCGCGCGGGGAAGTACGGCGCCGAGCTGATTCCAGTCGACGAGACGACTCAGGCGCGCGCTGCCCAGGCGCGGAACCGCGCCGCGCAGGTTCACATCGTGCGGCGCGCCGCGGCGCTCGAGGCGGCGAAGGTCTCGGCGCGAGCCGCGTTCGCGAGCTACGAGGATGCCGTCGCGCTGCGTGATCGCGTCGTGTCTCTCATCGACGACCAGGCCGAATCCGCCGGCGAGCTCGGCGACGACGAGGCCTTCCGCGCGATGCGGAATCTCGCGACCGCGGTCATCCAGGACATCACAGCGCGCGGCGCGCAGCTCGCGCGACTCACGACCTTCACGCCGCCGGCGACGATGCCCGCACTCGTGATCTCCGATCGTCTCTACGGAGACACGACGCGCGCGGACGAGATCATCGCGCGCAACCGGATCGCGCACCCAGGGTTCGTGCCCGGTGGCCGCGCGCTGCAAATCCTTGTCCCGGCGTGACCGATGGACGAAGTCACTCTCACGATCAACGGCGTCTCGTACGCCGGCTGGACGGGCGTGCGTATCTCGCGGTCGATCGAGTCGATCTCCGGCGCGTTCGAAGTCCGGTACACAGAGCGCTACCCGGGGCAGCCGCAGCGCCGGCCGATCAAGCCCGGTGACGCGGTTGAGGTACGGATCGGCGACGACCAGGTCGTGACCGGATACGTCGACCGAGTCGCCGCGGCGGCGGACTCGCGGCGTCACGAGCTCGCCTTCGCCGGGCGCGATCGCGCAGCAGACCTGATCGACAGCGCGCCGGATCTGCCGCCGAACGAGTGGAACGACATCACGGTCTTCGAGTTCGCGCAGCTCCTGGCGCGGCCGTACGGCATTCCGATCAGGAACGAGGCGCCCATCGGGCGCCGTATCCCCAAGGTCGCTCTCAACCCGGGAGACACCGCCTGGCAGCTGCTCGAGCAGCTCGCGCGGCACGAGGCAATCCTGCCCGTGAGTGACGGGCTGGGCGGCATCGTCTTCACGCGCGCGGGGACCGCGCGCGCGGACACCGCGCTGGTCGAGGGCGAGAACGTGCTCGAGCTGGCGCTCGAGCTGGACGACTCCGAGCGGTTCAGCGAGTACATCGTGAAGTCCTCGCTTCAGGGCAGTGACTTGCTCTCCGGTGAGCTCGCGGCCTTTCCCGAGGGGCGAGCGCGCGACGCGCAGATCAAGAGATACCGGCCGCTCACGGTGGTCTCGTCCATCGGCGCGGACTCCGCGCAGTGTCTCGATCGTGCGAAGTGGGAGGTTTCGGTCCGTGCGGGGCGCGGAGCGCGCGCCATCGTGTCCGTACAGGGCTGGCGTTCAGGGGGGGGCCGGCTCTGGCCGCTGAATGCGCTGGTCGCGCTCCGCAGCCCCACCCTGGGCATCGACCAGGAGATGCTGATCGCAGAGATCGAGTACTCACTCGATGAAGGCGGCGCGGTCACTCGCCTCGGCCTCGTGCGGAAGGAAGCGTTCGAACTTATCCCGGAGCCTGCCTTCGAGCTCCAGTCGCTCGATCTCTACTTCCAGGATCCAGACAACGACGCCGGCGTCGAGGAGCTCGGCTGACGTGCGCATGCGCCGCGGCACGACGCTCGAGCAGCTGGTCCAGTTCGTCGCGCGCCGGATCAGGATGCTGGCAGCGCGCGCGGTGCTGAGACGCGTCGACGACGCGCAGGGCATCCAGCATGTGCAGCTCGAGGTCCTGAAGGGCGAGGTCCGCGGGAAGCTCGAGCACTTCCAGACGTACGGTTTCACGAGTCACCCAAAGCCGGGCGCCGAAGCAGCGGTGATCTTCATCGCGGGCAACCGCGCGCACGGCCTGGTCGTGGCGATCGACGACCGGAGATACCGTCTTCACCCCCTCGAGGCCGGCGAGGTCGCGCTCTACACCGACGAAGGCGACAAGGTCCACCTCAAGCGCGACCAGAAGATCGACGTGATCTCCGGCGGTGAGGTCAAGGTCTCCGGCGCGACGCTGGTGCGCATCGAGTCAGCCGCGGCGATCGAGCTCGAGGCACCTGACGTCTCGATCACCGCGGAGTCGGTCGCCATCGACGCATCAACGTCGGTCACGATCGACGCGCCGCTGGTGAGCATCCAGGGCAAGCCCGACTTCAAGACGCACCAGCACTCCGGCGTCGACACCGGACCGGGGAACACCGGGGGTGTCGTGTGAGCCGTGTGAGCACCGGACTCGACCTCGTCACCGAGGGCCTCTTCAAGCCAACCGGCCCAACGCTCGCGACGCGCGGCCTCATCGTGCTCGAGGACGCCGGCGTCTTCGTGCCGGGCGGGCCGCTCGATCCCACGCTGGACGCGCTGCTCTTCTTCGATCCCGAGCCACTCTCGGGTGACATCCGGATCAAGCTCGGCGACATCGAGCGCGAGACCACGCTGCGCACGTCCCTGCTTCTCTCCCTCTTCTCGGATCGGCGCGCGTCGCCGGACGAGCTCGAGCGGTTCGGAGATGAAGATCCGCGCGGATGGTGGGCAGACGAGTTCGCGCCGGTCGAGAACGACGAGATCGGATCGAAGCTGTGGCTCCTCGCGCGGGAGAAGGTTCTCCCCGAGACACTCTCGCGCGCGCGCACGTACGCGCAGGAGGCGCTGCGCTGGATGGTCGATGACGGAGTCGCCGCGACGGTCGAGGTCGAGGCCGCGTGGCTCGACTCCATCGATCGCCGCGCGCCGCGCGGCTTCCTCGCGCTCGGGATCGACATCACCAAACCGAAGGGTGTCTCAGCGCGCTACGCGGTCGTCTGGGCGGGCGTGGGGGTATGAATGCCGTTCGCGCGACCGACTGTCTCGCAGCTCGTCGAAGAGGCGCGCGCGGAGCTGAACCGCCTCCCGGGCGCAGATAGTCGGCTTCGCCGGTCACTCCTCGACGTCCTCGCGCGCATCATCGCCGGACTCACCTGGGGCCTGTACGGCTTCGGCGCCTGGATCCTGCGCCAGGTCTTCGCGGACACGGCCGAGGCCGAGCAGCTCGAGCGGCTGGCGGCGATCTACGGCGTGCCGCGCATAGCGGCAACGTTCGCGACTGGATCCGTCGACATCGTCGGTGAGAACGGAACGATCGTCTCGAGCGGCACGCGATTCCGACGCGCGGACGGCGCGGAGTTCGAGAGCACGGCCGACGCAACGATCGCGGGCGGGACGGCGGTCGCTCCAGTCACGGCGGTCCTCCCGGGGGTGTCGGGGAACTGTGACGCTGGTGTGAGTCTCGGCTTCCAGTCACCCGTCGCGGGCGCGGCCGCGTCAGTCACGGTGCACTCTGCAGGGATCGTCGGCGGCGCCGACGAGGAGAACGACGAGGCACTCCGCGCACGGCTGCTCGAGCGCATCCGACAGCCGCCTCACGGCGGCTCCTTCGACGACTACCAGCTCTGGACGCGCCAGGCGCTCGTCGGAGTGACTCGCGTCTGGGTGGATTCCCCGAACCCAGGAGAAGTGCGCGTCCTCTTCGTGATGGACAGCGGCGGAGGCGGGGGTGGCATCCTCCCGAGCGCGGGTCAGATCGCCACGGTCCAGGACTACATCGACAATGACGCGCGCAGGCCAGTCACTGCCGACGTCGCGATCGACGCGCCGACGCTGACCGCGCAGGACTTCACGATCGACCTGGGCGCGAACGACACCGCGGAGATCCGCGCGGCGATCGTCGCGGCGCTGACTGATCTCTTCCGCCGGGAGAGCGCGCCAGGCGCGACCGTCTTCCTGAGTCACATCCGCGAGGCGATCTCTGGAGCAACCGGTGAGGTCGATCACGTCCTCACCGTCCCGAGCGCGAACGTGACGACCGGGCCAACAGCGATCTCGGTCGTCGGCGCCTTCACATGGCTGTAGCAGTCAGCGAGGCGGCGTACCGCGCCCAGGCGATCGCGCTCCAGCCTCGCGGACGGCTCTGGCCGGCGGCGGGGGCACCGCTCCTGCACACCCTCTACGACGCGTTCGGCGCGTGCTTCGCGCGAGCGCACGCAAGGCTCCTGCGTGTGCTCGAGGAAGCGGACCCTCGCTCGACCGACGAGATGATCGATGACTGGGAGAGGCTGCTCGGGCTCCCGGACGAGTGCATGCCCGCGGACGCGACGCTGACTCTTCAGGCGCGACGGCTGCGCGTCGTGCAGAAGCTGGTACGCGGCGGCGGTCAGACACGCGCGTTCTACCGCGAGCTCGCGGAGATCCTCGGGTACGAGATCGACATCGTCGAGTTCGGTCCGTTCATCTGCGGAGTGTCTCGCTGCGGAGACACGATCGGCGGCGAGGACGAGGACCGCTTCTACTGGAAGGTCAAGGTCGCGGGGCCGCGCGTCATCTACTTCCGCACCGGAGCTAGTCGGTGCGGCGACTCACTCGGCACGATCGATCGAGCCGAGGACCTCGAGTGCATCTTGGACGAGGCGAAGCCAGCTCATTCGAGGCTGATCTTCGCGTACGAGGGGGCGTGAATGGAATACGTTCCACCGATCGGCGGTGACCCCGGCGACCCCTACGTCGACGCCGATCCCGGCGCGGGAGTCGAGGGGAGCCGCGTCTCGGCCGCTGCGATCGAAGGTCCGATGCGCGAGATGCACAACGCGATCGAGGCGTCCGGTCAGACACCGGACCCCGGTGACTACACGCAGCTCGCGCAGGCGCTCGCAGGCGCAACGAGCTTTTGGCCAGGAATGATCGTGATGTTCGGCGGGCCGGTCGCCCCCGCGGGATGGGTCTTCTGCGATGGCGCGGCAATCAGCCGCACCACGTTCGCCGACCTCTTCGCCGCGATCGGCACGGTCTGGGGGATCGGCGACGGCGCAACGACGTTCAACGTGCCGAACATGCGCAGCAGGTCCCCTCTCGGCGCCGGACAGAGCGCAGGACTCTCCAGCCGTGCGCTCGGTGAGTACGGCGGTGAGGAGTCACACGTTCTCACGACCGGCGAGATGCCGGCGCACACGCACACGGTCACTCTGCGCACGGACGCCGGCGGCGGCGGCGCCGAGGGCCCCGACTTCGCGCCTGCTTCGCCGTCGCAGGGCACCGTGAACACCAGCTCGACCGGCGGCGGGACGGCGCACAACACGATGCACCCGTACGCGGTCGTGCCTTTCATCATCAAGACGTAGGAGTCACTCCATGCACCGCGTCTTCGTGGCGACGGTCGTCGCCGCACTGGCCTTCGTGTGTCTCGATGCGCGCGCCGAGCGGCTCGCTCACCAGTTCGCCAAAGCATGCACGCTCACCGGCACGCCCGGCTCGGTCGTCGTCGACGTGTACGACGACCTCTCCGGAGTGAACCCAACACCAATCCTCACGACGATCCCGAACGGCTCGATCAAGCGGATGGGCTCGACGGACTGCTACCGCTTCGACCTGTCGACCGTGGGTGGCATCGATTGGCCAGCGCCCGGTGATCCGACCGAAGAGCATTTCACGCTCGTCTGGCGCGACGACGCTGGGACCGAGGTCATGGCCACCGAGTCAGTCGGTGGCGTCGTCGGACCAGCGCCGACCAGCTTCCTCTGCACGCGCGAGACACCGATCTACCCAACCGTTCCCGTTCCTGGCGCGGGAATCACGTCGACGGTGATCGCCAAGGGAAACCCGCGCGCCGTGAAGGTCGACGTCGACTGCGACCTCGTCTTCAGCCCACCGGACTACACGTTCTTTTACCTGCTCGAGTACGACTCACAAGGTCGTGTCTCGAAGCGAACCCCGTCACTGACGGCACCGTAGCGGAGAGACTCGATGAGCCGACTCGCTGGCCGGCTTGCCGGCCTATTGGGATTCGTGTGCCTCGTACTCGTTCCCGCGCCGATCCCTGTCAGCGCGGCACCCATCGCGGGAAACAACAAGGGACTCACGAGCCCCTTGAATCAGAGCCTCAACGCGAACGGTGAGAACATCACCGGCGTCGGCGAGCTCACCTACGACGATGGCCAGGTCGCGGAGAAGCAGGCCGAGAAGGTCGTCAAGCTCAACAAGCCGCAGGTCGGCGGCGGCACGACGACGGCGGGCATCCAGGAAGCGATCGATCAGTGCGCCGGTGCGCCGAACGATACCTGTAAGGTCGAGATCGGGCCTGGCGATTACACGATCACCAAGACGTGCGGCCAGTGGGTCACGTCGAACTCGTCCGGCTCGCGAGTGACTGGCAGCGGCGTCGTCGGCGGCGGCGCGATCCTGGTCGCACAGGACAAGAGCATCACCATCCAGGGTTCGGGCAAGTTCCTGACCCGGATTCGGTGGGCGACTGAGTTCTCTGAGAACTCGTGCGGATACAACCAGTCCGGCGCGCAGGCCTCGGTCCTGCGGCTCGACAGCGGCAGCGGCGGCGGCTCGAACCAGACTCGCAAGATCATCATCCGCGATCTCGCGATCGACATCGAGCAGACGAACACGTCACTCGCGGACACCGACACATTCTGGATCGGCGGGATCGACATCGGCGCCGTCGGCACGATCGACGAGGTCGACATCGAGAACGTGCACGTCGGCTGCTGGGAAAAGTACCAGCAGGGTCGCTGTATCTCGATCGTGAACCTGGGCGGCGGCGCGATTCACCCGCCGCGGGACATCTACATCTCGCATGCTTGGATCGAGGCTTCGAACACCGGCGTCTGGGATGCGTTCGCCGATGATCTGAAGATCGCGAACACCTGGCTGGGAAGCGTCGACCTGTCGCCGTTCTCGTGCTCGCCGGCCCTCGTCTCTAAGCTCGACGGGACGTTCGTCTCGACCGGGAACACGTACGAGTTTCGAGATCAGAACGGCTATCAGTGCGGCGCCGCGCAGGGGCTGCAGCCGCTGCGCTGGGTACATCTCGACGGCCGAAACCGCGTCGACGATTCCTTCGGCGGCCAGTGGGCGACCTTCACTTCCGACATCTACGTCGTCAGAAGTGAGGAGGTCTCGAGCAAGTTCTTCGAGGGCTTCTACGTCACGGGCTACAACGGTGCGACGATCCTTGGGAACAAGTTCATCTGTTCCGAGGACTACATCGAGAGCTCGGTGTCCGGCGACAACGAAGTCAACGCGTGCTTCGTCCCCGCGGGCGTCATCAAGATCGCGAACGCCAACAACAACAACCCAGGCGACATGTGCGCCAGCTCGAGGCCGTGCAACGTCGGGAACGTGATCGCGGACAACGTCTTCTGGAACTTCCGCGACAACTCGAACCGCTTCGACGGCGGATTCACGACTGGCTGCATCATCGACATCCAGCAGCCGACGGACGCTGGCGACAACTCGCAGAATCACATCTACGGGAACACGTTCCGGATCGTCGACACGAACGGTCTGATCGACACGAGCCCGCTCGCCGACGGGTTCTGCGGCGGCGGGACTCACCAGGGCGGCGGAACCGATTGGGTCAAGAAGAACTTCATTCACGACAACGTGATTCTCGGCCGAGACGACATGTGTCTCGCCGGCTTCGGGATCGGCGTGGGCGGCAGCACCTGCGATGTCTCGTACGACCTGAGCGACGGCCGACTCACTGTCGCCGACCTGCGCGCGACGACGTTGCTCATCAACAGCAAGCAGGTCTGTCTCGCCGATGGCACGAACTGTCCCGCGGGCGGCTCGGGAAGCATGTCGAGCTTCTTCATCAGCGCTGACACGGGCGCCGACGGCACGATCAGCAACGCGCTGACACTCGAGATCGCCGGCGGCGCTGGCATCACGACCGCGACCACGGGGACCGGCAACCGAACCGTCGTCCTCAATCTGAACTTCATCCAGGCGCCCATGCTCTTCACGTGGGGAGATGGTCAGAACACGACCTATCAGATCACTTACGATATCGGGCAGGGCGCAAACAACCCGAAGAAGAACTACAACCTCATCAACGCGAAGGACGAGTTTCACGTCCCCTACACGCTGCAGGCGAACTCAGTCACCGTCGCGACGACGCAGACGGGCAACGCCGCACTCGTCCTCCCGAATGACTCGATCGGGGCCGCCGAGCTCGGCGAGAACTCCGTCGGCGCATCGGAGCTCGACGGCGGCGCCGTCGAGACTGAGCTCGAGGGACTCCTCGACCTGAACGAGCTTCAGGGCGCAGTCACCGACGCCCAGGTCTCGGACGTCCTCACCGCGTCGATCTTCGTGGGGAGCGGCTCAGTCACGAACGCGATCGACCTCGCAACGAGTGAGGTCGCCGGGAATCTCCCCATCGCGCGGCTCAACAGCGGCACCGGCGCGACGGCGGATACTTTCTGGGCCGGCGACGGCACCTGGAAGACGCCACCGGGCAGCGGCGACGTCCTGGCCGTTGGCCCTGCGTGCCCGAGCGGGAACTGTCTCACCGATGGCGTGGCTACCACCGGGACCGAGCTCTTCGTCTTCGAGGGAGTGACCGTCGACGCTAATGAGTACCGCATCCTCGTACCGAACGCGGATCCCGGCGCCGACGCGACCTGGACGCTTCCGACCGCGAGCGGGACTCTCGTCGGCACCGGTGACTCGTTCACGATCACCGCCGGGATGGTGTTTCCGGACACGCTCGGGCAGCCGCAGATCGGCCCTGCGGGCGTGGCGAGCTCCGAGATCGCCGACGACAGCGTCGGCTTCGTCGACGTCGACCAGTCGACCACGGTCGCCGCGAATCCGGGCATGGCGCCGAACGACACGTTCTTCGGGGATGGCGGCGTAGTATTCGAAGGCTCGAGCGCGGACGCGATCGAGACTCGGCTCACCGTCGCGAACCCGACCTCGAGCGACAAGACGATCACGCTCCCGAACGTGACCGGAACGGTCATCACTTCCGGCGACACCGGCACGGTGACCTCGACGATCATCCTCGACGGAACCATCTCCGCCGCGGACCTCGCGACTGACTCAGTCACCGGAACCCAGATCGCGGCCGGAGCAGTCGGGACGAGCGAGGTGGTCGACGACTCACTGACGGCCTCGGATCTCGCCGCGAACTCGGTCGGGGCGAGCGAGATCCAGACCGATGCCGTTGGATCGGCCGAGATCGCTTCGAACGCGGTCGGCGACGACGAGCTCGACGAGAACGGATCGTACACGGTGGCGAATCTCACGGTCACCGGGACCTTTGAGGTCGATTGCGCAGGAACCGGCGATTGCAAGGACGAGCTGCCAGCGAACCCATCGGTCGACATCGCAGCGCCTGCTGGCGCTGGCGAAGGCGCGATCGGCATGAGCAACGGAGTCCTGACTGGGCGGCTGAACGGTGAGGGAGCCGCGAGCAGACTCCTCCGCCTCGTCGACCTGACGAGCGCCTCGGTGACGATCTCGAGCGCACAGCTTGCCGCCTTCGTGACTGGCGAGGTCGGCACCGGAGCGCTGGTGTTCCGAGCGTCGAACGCGCTCGACGCGACCGACATTGCGACTGACGGCGTGGGGTCGGCGGAGATCGCCGCGGATGCCGTCGGCGCGAGCGAGATCGGGGTCGATGCCGTCGGGGCGAGTGAAATCGCGGCCGACGCAGTAGGGTCTTCTGAGATCGCTGCTGGGGCAGTCGGGACGAGCGAGCTCGCGGCGAACGCGGTCGACGGCACGAAGATCGCCATGGGATCCGACGTCGCCGGCGACACCCTGTACTACAACGGCACGGACTATGCGCGCCTCGCGATCGGGACCCCCGGTCAGATACCGGTGGTGAACTCGGGTGCGACCGCGCTCGCGTACGTGACTCGCACCAACCCGCTGCTAGGCACCGGAAACCGCATCAACACGACCGCCGTGGCCGGAAACTGCGTCAACTTCGTCGCGCCGAACGCGACGGGGTTCTCAACCTCTGGAGATTGCTCCGCAGGCGCGGCCGCGGCCGGGTATTCGTTCTACGTGACTCACAACATGACGATCAAGCGCCAGAGCTTCATGATTCGCGCTGGCGCGACGACCCCCGCG